TTCCGACTTGTGATGGTCTGCATCTATAAAGTCACGATCAATAACTTGTTTTTTCCAAACAAAACCTTTTAAATCTTCATAGTTCATTTTTTGGAAACCATCTTTAAAAACTTTAATTACACAGTTACGATAGTATAAAATTGCAAAGTCTGAGCCGTCTTCCTCTATGTTGAATTTTGCTGTTTCAAGCATTGACAAATACTGCGGTGTAAATGATTTTGTTGAACCAGCAACTAAATCAAAAGGCTCCAAACTATCACTACTTAATAACTCGTTTAATACATGATCCTTAATTTGAAATTCTGTTACCTCGTCTACAAAATTACCTTCCTTAGTTATGAAAGTAAAAGTCTTTGATTTATCAATTGGAAAATGCTTAAAAAAGTTTTTGTTTTCTAAGTAGAATTTAAACTTATGGTGTGACACTACTAATCTTCCTTCCTCGTTGTGGCTCCAAAATTTGTTAACGTCAATTTTACTTTTTTGTGCATTTATCTCAGCATCTAATTTCTCATCGCTTAAGTCAGGAAATGATTTTTTAATATAGTCGTTTGTCTTACCGACTAAAATCATATTTGAAATGGTCTTCAATTTAACCTTATCTTCAAATTGTTTTGTCCCAAAGTTAGCTGTATGCTTATAAGCTGAGTTTATTAATGCTAATATTTCTTTACTATCAAAATCCTTTTGCTCGTTTGCTAAAATATACCTTTCTGCAATAAATCTTTCAACTCCAAAATCATTAAATGCAAGTGCTAATTTATGGAATGAATTGTTACGATTTACACCGTTGTAAGACTTCTTAAACCATACCATTAACCTATTTGCTATTTGATCTTGGTCTGTTAAAGGAATGTTTGTAACTACTCCTAAAGTGCTGTTTATTTCAACAAGTTCAGTTCGCTCAAAGTCTACGTATAAATCAGAGTCTAAATTAATATAAATCTCAGGGTCGTAAGATTCAAAACAAAGACGTGAAATGTCCTGTCCTGAAGTATCGATTGTGTTATCTCCATACTCTTTGTTTACCCATTCAAAATGCTTTACAATTGATTTATAGTACTTGTTGTACTCGTCATTACATTCAATGGAAGGAATCTTTATCAAAGCCTTTAAACCATCTCCCGAAGGGCTTATCCAAGTAGAATAAACATAACTATTAATTTTAAGTTTTTCTTTTAATTCTAAAACTAAATCATAGCTTTTAAGTTTGTCAAAATCCAATATACATAAACCACTTGCCTTTTTTAAATTATCCTTTGACCTTGTGGTGAAGGTTCCTGCAAATGTAACAGCTGATAATTGTAGTTTAATTTTAGATTTCTTTTTTGAATCTAATTCAGCTCTAACTAATTCAATTGTTTTTTTGCTATCCCCATTTCTAATGCGATCTAAATAAAACAATACGTTTTTTGGTCTTCCTATCGGTGTGTTCTGATAGGCATCTTTGTAAAAATCAACATTCATAATTTCTATAAAATAAAAAACCTCGAGTATCGGTGGTGGAAGTCACTTCAACTCGAGGAATTTATAAAAAATTTCTTACTGTAGCTTCCACTCTACAAATGCAAATATAATCAATTATTTTAATTAAATACAAATATATTGTAATTTATATTAAATCTAAATAAGGCGTATAATTATCGATGTGTACTGTATTATTTTAAATGTGTACTTAAATGTGTACTGTGTTAACTAATTAATATTCAATAAATTACTGCTAAAAATAAGCAAATAGTACACATTTTTTCTATTTTTACGACAACTCGTTTCAGCGGTAAGAATAAATATATTTTTTATATAAATATATATATTATAGAGTACCGTAATATATATAGTATAGGGTTTCAAAGTGTACTTCGTACTATTTTGCATTACTTTATTGTTTTATAATTAATTAAGTGAGTACACATTGTTTTTAAAAAGTACACATCAAAAAAAAACCGACTTGTTAGGTCGGTTTAGTTGGTTACCAATTGTAGCATTCACCTACTTTCTGACTAAATTCATAAGTTCCGTTTCCATTTCCAAACTTCCTTTGTTCACCTGAACAATCGTTTATGGTTATTGCACCACCTGAATGGTGTATCTGTCCGTTTTGGCCTATTATATCAAATCCTGGCAATACTCTAACTATCCTATCACAATTACAATCTTTAATAGGTTCTTGTTTTATTTCTTCCTTTGCGCATCCGACCATTAGCAAAGATGCTGCTATAATTATCTTTTTCATCTTAATTTATTTATGTGCATTTCCACTACTCTTTTTAAACCTTCTATTTCTGATTTAAATTCGTTAACTCTTTGATTATGGTTTGCTGATATTCTTGAGTTTCTTCGCTTTAAATAAGAACCACCAACTGCATTCTCATTATGTTTTAAAATTGTATTGTTATCAATGTAACTTTGAAGATATTCAATCCTTTCGTTTATTTCGTTTATTCGTCTGTTGTGATATTCTTCTACTGTTTCCATTAAAACTTTTTTAACATTTCAATATAGCCTTCCTCTTCCGCGTATCCTATTTTTTGCAAGAACACGTAATAATCGCCTTTAACGTATCTTTTGGCTTGCCAAGTCTTGTAATACTCTACGCAAGCGTCAACGCTCTTAAAACGCATCAAACGACCCTTATAAATGAATCCAAACGCGTTGTTGTACTCCGTGAATGCTCTGCTAACTCCATTACCTGTTTCAAGGCGATATTGTGCGTAAACAATCTCAGGGTATTTTATCCCCTTGTCTTTGATTTGCTGTAAAGTCAATTGAGCGCCACAGATACTGCTCATCATCAGAAAGCTCGTCATAAGTAGGGGCTTGATAAATGTAATCTTCTTCATAATATGCTTGGTTTTTATGCCCAAAATATAGGCTTGTTATATACTTTTTTCCTTCCCATGTTGCGATTGCGTGTCCAACGGTCGCAACAGGTACGTTTAAATGTTTAGCGATGTCTAACTGTATCCATCCCGCTTCGAGCATGTTACGTACGCGCTCGTAAATGTATTCATAACTCGAAGGGCTTTTCACAATAGCAGTTTATTAAAATGTTTTGAAATGGTGCATCTTGGTCGTAATCGGTCACCATGTACTCACCTGATCCACCACACGTTGTACATTGGTTAATTTCTTTAAAGTTGTCAAATTGCTCTAACTCCATTGTTGTACAGATACGGTTGCCCGGTTCATCGTAAACTAAACCGTCATTGATGTACAAACGCTCTCTAAGCTCTTCAAACGATACGTATACACTATCACTATCAATCTTTGTGAATTCAACGTCTGAGGGCATAATTAACGTGTCTACCTTGAATATATTTCTAATTAACTTCTTCATAACTTCTACCTATTAAATAACAACCTAATAATCCAAATCCAATCCATATCGCTGTGGATGCGTTCCAATAGCGATTAACAAATCCTACTGAAATTATACATATTAAAATGTAAAGTAAAGTTCTAGCGTGCCTCATGACCCATAATTTTTAAAATGAATAAATAATTTTCTCCGACAACCTTTTGCGTTTCTGTTACTAGCTCCTTTGAATAAGGCACTTGTTCGAATCTGTTATCATAACCTAAAATCTTTCTGATTTCGGTAATTTGGCTTTCAATTAATTCTGCTGTTTTCATGTGTTTTTATTTTTTAAAATTTTAAATTGCTCTAAATCACTGAAATTATTAAACTCATAAATACTACCATTATTATTATCTATTTTTTTAATAAATAAATGTTTATTTTTTTTATAAAATCTAATACATTCACTGCTCATTTTATAAGTTACAAAAGCATTAAATTGTATGTCAATTACTTCATACTTTTTAAAACAAGTGTCCTTATCTGATTTTAACCACTCATGATAAACCATTACCGCAAACGGTTTCATTGCTTCAATTTTTTTTTCAATTGAATCTTTTACAACAACATTAGTTAAATTACTCATACTTTATAGTTTTGAATTATTAATTATGTTACAAATATAAGTATTAATTATTAATAAGCAAACTTTTAAGCAAAAAAAAAGCGATTTATTTCTAAACCGCTCCAAAACACACTATAAAGATACTAAAATTCTTCTAATAAACAGTATGTTATTCTATTTTGATTTTTAATCATGTTAATGATCATGCTGTATTGCTCTACATTATTACACACTTGGCATCCAGCACTCCAGCCACCAATGTTTTCACCAATCTTTTTTACGGATAAATCATTTGAAATGCTATGAAAATTAATACCGTAACCACTTCCAACGATTGGCACTCCTATTTCTTCACTTTTACCATCTTTATCTCCGTCACGGTAAACAATGAAGTTACCCACTTGCCTTAATGCAGGTTGCTTACCTTGATGTAATCCAAACTTCCAAACATCGTAATACCATTCGTTTGACTTAACAACCGCTGCTCCTACTTTGTTATACTTCAAATAACCACCTTCTAAAATTGGTGTGCCGGGGTTAGTCGTGCCTGTTACAACCTTAACAAATTGCTCATTATTGAATAAGTAAAACTTATCGTCGTACTTGTTTGGTGCGTCCTCATTTGATCTAACACCAAGAATCCAATATCCAACAGGAATAGTTTTGAACGACTTCAACTCTTCTACTCTATCAAGTAGTTGGTCTGTTGTATAATTTCTAACGTTGTTCATCTACTGTCAATTGTGATAACACTCCTGCCACTGAACCAACTGCCACCATATAAGGTGCAATTGCAAAACCGAAAGGCGGTGCGATTAAAACAGCTCCTAAACCTCCGATTACTATTCCTACTGATTGCACTTTCTTCCAAAAGTTTGGCGTTGGTGCATTCCATCTATTTTTTAATAACTTGAAAACTTCCATCTGTATATCTTATCATGTGATTACTTGAGTCGCTCCAAACCGTATGAATGACTTTATTATTTATTGTTTGCCCCTCGTAGAATTTACGTTTCATATAAATTCACTAACAATAGGATTATAAGGAATCAAAGGTAATGTAAACCACCAATTAATCACTCCTAACTCATTCGCACGTACTAAAGTAATATTGTTATATACTTCTTGAGAAATATAACGATTTCCTTCTGCATCTGTCGGTGGTACCATTAATTGTTGACCATCGTATGTTTGCCCCTCTATTTGTTGAGCTTGTTCTATTGTTAATTTGTAAACGTCCATTATACTTGTCTATTTAAAGTTGTGTTAAATGCTTGTACTGCTGTGTAAAAGTTGGTTGCTTCGGTGTCTGTTAATCCGTCACCAATTGAGGAAAATGCACATTGTTTTGTTGAAAAATAAAATGCACTTGAAGCGTTGTTTGAAGCTCCTAAAAATAATGGTATATTAGGTAAAGACCCAGCTGTTGTTGTTGCATTAGCTAATGAAACACCATTTCTTATATATTTTAATGAAGATGCTGTTGATGAGTTTCGATTGCTTAAATACATACCTGTTGTAGTCGTATTACCAAGCAATAAAGCCATATTAGAGTCGGAACTTATTGAATATTGCACAGCACCCCCATTTCCTCCACTCCTTTGAAGTGTTAGAAGCATACATTGATTATCATTAACGTATGCCCCAAACTCAGTATTTAAAGATGATAGTGTTTGACTCCTTGAGTAATAAGATAAATGAGAATTATATTGTGTTAGAGTAGTTGAAGGTATTAATTTAGTGTCAGCATAAGCATCTGTTCCATTTGGCAAAGCTCCAGTAGATGAATGTGTCCATCCGTTAACAAATAATAACCTAAATGCTCCGTTATCATCTCTTGGGTCTTTAAGGTTGAATTTATGAGAAAAAGCGCTACCGCCTACAAATGGATAAAGAGCTTTCATTTTCGTCCAAATGTTGTAAGTTTTTAAATCAGTTACAAGCGTGTTTATTGCTGTTTTTTGTGTGTTATCAGTAATTGAAGCGGCTGTTATGAATGAAAGTGCATCCGCGTCAAAAGACGCACCACTGCTACTTACTACTCCGTGATTTGCTAATATCATTTAAATATTGTTTTAGTTTAATTATATTTTCTTCTTTTGGTTTATATTCTTTCTTTTTTTTCATAAATACCAATTTGTTAAGTAGTTATTATGTTGCGGATAAACATCACCATTTTCGTTGGTTGTATACTCAGGAAACAAACTATTGTTCTTGCAAATATAGTCTAAAAACCTTTGAGAGTAACTTTCTGCAATACGTTTTTCTTTCTCGATTAAGTAATCAACTTCCTCCTTTGATACAATCTCACTATTCTCAGATTGGTGCTTATATATCCCTTTGTTTGAAATTGTGTAAGCGCAAAACGGTAAGTATTCCACCATAGTGAAATGAATCAACATCGGCTTTAAATACGACCTTACAAGTGTTATATAGTTACCTGCAAGAGTGTTGTTGGTAATATCCGTTTTAATCTTATCCAACAGTTTACTCCCTGTGTATTGTTGAATCCAAATGTTTTGCGCAACCAACACGAATTGAATCACTTTGTCAACGTCGGTGTTTGCGTTTAAAGAAGTGTATTCTTGTAAGTCTTTTTTTGATATTAATAGTGCTTCTGCCATGTCTTAATTATTTAGGTAAAAATCCCTTGTTAGGCATATCAATCGGTCTTGTATAAACTTTTTTATCATTCACAGGTACAATCTCACCAAGTTTGCGAGCAACCGAAGGTCTAAACTCCTTCATGTATTTTTGTGCAATTGGTGAATTAACGTCTGATTTACGTAAATACGTTTCTCTCACCCATTTATGATGGCAAGCTCCTCCGCCCTTATATAACCATATATCATATGTAGTCGCTCCACGCGGCCCTAAACCTCCAACTGTACCATCTGTGCGTGTACGTGTTTGGTTTACAATTTCATTACTCATTCTAACAATATCTTCCTTACGATAAACCTTATTCGCTTGAATCATTTTCTTACAAAACAAACGTGACTTTTCAGTTATTTCACCAACGTATCTGTAACGATGTTTAAATAGTTTTCCGTCTTGTATTGATGTTGCGTTTGGTCTTGCCGTACCTGTTTTTACAAGGTTTAAAAACTTAGAAAGATTTGTAGGTTCGTTTAGTTTTTCAAGCTCAGCATCCAACTCATCCTCTAAATCATAATCAACTTCTCTACTATCAACTAATACCCATTCATCTAAATCAATGTCTTCACCATACTTCGCAACGTCTAATTCGTCTTGTGCACTCATTTGCGTAATATTGCCTCCAGCTTGCTCAGGAACTAAACCAACTAAAGCCCTAACCTCATTTGGTGTCATTGATTCAAGCACTTTGTTCGCAACCAATGGAGAAAGTGAATTGATACCATCGATTACTCTTTTAGAATCTCCTGCAATTAATTCACCGCCTGCATCTAAAGGTTGTAATGTTTTGAAAGATAATTTTAAAGAAATACCATTGAAAGATAATATTTTGTTTATCATTTCAACAATCATTTGTTGCTTTGGCTTTATAACCATATTTTCAAATAACAACGCCCCTGTTTTCATCTCATCAGCATTTGAACTGAACCCACTTGC